GGGTGGCAACCATTCCTACAGTCATGACGTTTCTCCCTGGTGGGTTATGCGCGAGCGGGTTGGGGTTAGATCAGGTCCACTTCGATGTGGTCAGGCAGGTTGAGCGAGCCCGAGTCCCGGCTTCGTCTCCCCGTCACCTGACATGCGCGACCGTTGACCGTGACCCGCGACTCAGGAACGAACACATCCCAGGAGACGTAGGGGACGGTCCCAACCGTGAACGTCGGCGGCGCGTAGAAGATCGTCTTCTGCTCCAACTGCTCGCCCGCGGACGTGCGGACCAGGACCACGCCGTCATCAAGGAAGCCCTTGACGACCACGGGCGCCGCGTAGGTGTCGCCGGTTGGCCCAGCGCCTGTGAAGGTCTCCACGGTCGCCGTGTGGATCCAGAACACCGAGAGGGCGCTCACGACCAGACCTGATCCTCAGCAAGCGGGACACCCGTAAGCCAGGTGACGTTCTGATCCCACGGCATGAGACCCTGACCTGCGTCGACTGGGGTCGGATCGATGCTGAACGCCCCACCACGGCCCGCAGCCAACCGCAGGAGACGCTGCTCAGAGCTGGATAGGTACAGTCCGCCGACGCCCATGCTGGCGCCGGGGGCACCGTATCCGATGTGCCCGGTTCCGATGCTGACTGCCTGTGCTGATGTGACGTTATTGAACGCCCGAGCCGCCGCGGACAAGACAATACCGAGGGCGGTGGCAGGCAAGGGTGAGATGACGAACTCTGCGAGATCTTGGACAAGCCGAAGGATCAGAGTGGCCCGCACTACGTCAACGCCATTGGGGTCACCGGTCAGGTACGTGCCGAGGTCGGCGGGCACAGCTATTGGAGTGCTCATGTGCTCGTCTCCCTCGACACGTACCGGATGGGGTCAGGAACTACGGTCAGCTGCCGACCGCGTGGGTGTAGGCCGCGAAGGCGTTGATGTCACCAACGACGAAGCCGTAGTACGCCTCCACGAGCAGCAGCACGAGGTTCTCCTGGAACGCGGAGTGCCACGTGGTGCCATCGAAGTAGTTCGCCTCGGACGACACCTTGATGTTGATGTCCATGCCGACGCCGTAGGCGCACTGGGTGAAGTCGCCACCGATTGCGCGCAGTCCCGAGTCGAGGCTCGGCGACTGTGCCACCGTGATCGACGGCGTGGTGCCACCGGTCAGGCTCGCCTTCGTGGAGACCGGGGCGGATGCACCGCTGAAGGTCAGCGTGAACGGGCCACCGGCTGCACCAGTGACGGCCACGCCCGCGGTGACCGAACCCGGCAGCAGTTGGATCGCGGTCTGGATGGTCGCTGCCGTGGGAAGAGAGACACCAGCAGTGATCGGCGCCGTGGTCTGGCCTCCGATGGTGACGGTGAACGTGCCACCGGTCGGGGCGCCGTTGATCGTGACGACCTGCACACCGTCGCCCTGACGGTAATACCTGCCCGAGACTCCGGGGTTGTAGAACGCCGGGTAGCCGAGCAGGCTCCCTCCCTGGAAGCCCGACTTGGGGTCACCATCGACCCACAGTGGACGACCCTGCGTGTCCGTGGACAGCATCAGTTCAGGCTTCAGTCGCGGGTCAGCGGCGAAACCGTTGAACGTGTAGCCCGCGGTCGGGGCATTGACGACCTGCTGGACACCCTTGACGAGGTCCGCGTAGGCGCCACCAGCAGAGGCGGCGGTTGCGCCGATGACCTGGCTGTTCGGGGTCTGCGCGAGGTAGTCCGCGAACGGGCCGGCAGCGCCGGTCTTCAAGTCGAGGCCATGGACCGCGGCGTAGTCGAACGCGCGACTGATCGCGGTCGGCAGATCCTGCGACAACTGGTCGTAAAGACCGGCCGCATTGGACATGACGACTTCCTGCGACACGGGCACCAGAAGCGCGACCTTCTTGCCGGTCATGAGTTTGACACCCACGCCGCCTTGAGCGACAGGCTTGGCGCCGCCCTCAGAGACCCACCCTGCGGTGGGAACGTCCATCGGGACGGGGATCGCGGTCTGCGCGGTGACCGACAGGGGGACCCTGCGGGCCAGCGCCATGACGGCCGAAGTCTCTTCGGCCTTGAGGAAGATGGGTCCGGTGATCGTCGGCGGCAGCAGTACACCGGCAACGTTGTTGAGCTGCACTGCAGCCATGACGTTTCTCCTTGTTCAGGTGTTACCGAGAGCCGAGGTGGCCCCGGAGGATGGAAGCGAACTCACTTGCAGGCGAACTGGCGGATGCGCCGTTCGCCCCTGATGCTTGGGAGGAGTCCGGGCGTGGTGCCCTGGGACCGCTACCTTCTGGTGCGGCACCAAGCCGCGGGTTGGACTCGACAGCCGCCGTGATCGCAGCAGTGATGGCTGCGGCGTCGGTCGGGTCGATGTCCTTGACGCTCGCCAGGAACGTCTTCGAGTCGAGCAGGGCAACCGGGTCGGCCGCAGTTCCGGCGGCACGGTAGACGGCAAGTGCAACTTGCGCCTCTCGTGCTACAGCGCCAGCCGCGGTCAGTTGCTCAGTGAGTTTGACAGGGTCTGCCGCTTCGTCGCCCTTGACCAGGCCGAGGGCTTTGCCGATCTCCTGCGCCATCGCAGTACGTGCTTCCTCGGCAGCCTGTGCCTTGGCGTTGGTGCGGGTGGCGCCGTTCTCCTTGCGGAGTCGTTCGATCTCAGCCTTAGCCACCGCGGGGTCATCCCACGGGCTCACGTTAGACGTGTCGGCGTTGACCTTGCCGGCTGCTGCGACGGCGTCCGCCAGTAGCGCGGACGCCTGATCGTCAGTGACGACCGCAGGCTCTGCAGGGGCCTCGGGCGTGACGACGACGGTTGACTGTTCAGACATGAGTCCTCCAGGGACTTTGAGCGGTCACACCGAAGCCCCGGCACCAGACTGGGGCTTTCGACATGTTGAGGGGGTGTTACTTCAGAGATCCGTCTGCGTTCCAAGACGCCGGGATCTGGTCCATTCCGCCAAGTGCCTTGGCGCGTTTCATGATGAAGCGACGCACCGCGGCCTGACCTGCGGCGCCACCTTTGGCGCGGCCCACGGCCATGATCGCGTTGTGCATGTCGTCCATCGTCTTGATCGGGAAACGTCCACCCGTCATGGCAGCGCCGGACTTGGCTGCCTGTTCACGACCGGCAGCACTCAAGTCAGCCATGGCAGTTACCTCCTACTTTCCGGCGAGCAGTTTGCTCAGCCGTGCAATCTGTTTCGTGCGCCACGGAGAGTCCCTCATCCGTTGCGCCTGAGCGAGTAGGAACTCGGCCTGCGGGCGGTCCATGCTCGACTTGCCGAGCGTGACCTTCGCCTTCTTGCCGCCAGTCGTGCCGATCACCGGGCGACCCTCAACTGCCTGCCTGAACGCGTTACGCGCATCGGCGCCGGAGCGACCCTTTGTCGACTCGTCCCACACCCGCTGCATCTCGCGCATACGCGCGCTCGGCTCGTAGGCCGTGAAGACCGGCTCCGCGTGACATCGGCAGTTGTCGTGGACCTTGAAGTCGAGCCCGCCACCCTCGAAAGCCTTGCCGCTCGCACCCTTCGAGCCCTTACCTGCAGCGCGTGCGTCCCGGTAAACCGCGCCACGGAGCGCCAGCATCTGACAGAACGAACACGCGCCAGGAGAGGTGACTCGCACCCACGCCCGCGCGTACTTGTCCTGCTGGACTGCGCCGATGATCGTGTCCCGGCCTTGATTGAGGACCAGTTGCGACACCGACTCATCGAGCCGCTGCAACGCAGCCTCCGTTGCCTGCGGCGTCACCGGGCCATACAGATCCGTCGTCGCCCACGACACCGCCGACTCAATCACCGAATCCGCAGGAGTAGGAGCCAACTTCGACACCGGACGACCAGACACGGACGCAGCGGCGCGCTCAGCCTTGTAATACGTCAACGCGGCAGCCGACGACGCCTGCCCGTACCGCTGCACGATGGCCCGAACAGCCGCCGTGAACTGCGGCATGGTGGCCTGCAAGTTGTGCAGGTCCAGCAGCGGCCACGCCTCACGCAGCAGATCCGGGATCAACGAGACGAGGGCGGCCTGACCGAGTTGGTGCTCATCCGCTGGGCGGGGCGGAGCACTAACCGCCTGCTGGGACACCGGGCATCTTCTTCGGCATCACGTTCGGCGGCGGCACCGGTGCGCCGGGAATCACAACCGGCTTGAGTTCCCCAGCAAGATCCGCGGTCACCAACTTCTCCGTCCGCAGCGACTTGGCCTCCATGCTGTGCGCGATCTCCATCAGCATCGACAAGCCCTCGTCGGTCTTGCGGTCGATCTCGATGCGCTCACGCTGAATCGCGGTGTACCCCAACGCCTCGCCGGTCACGTCGGACGTGGCAGGCAAGTAACCCATCGTGACCTGCTTGAAGATCGCATCAGTGGTCTGAGCAATCGTCGGCGTCGACGTCGACGACCACACGGTGGTGATCTTCTCCATGTTCGCCGGCTCGCTGCCACGAACCTTCAACGCCAGCTTCATCACGTCACGCCAGCCCTTGCCGAACATGACCGTCTTGTGATCGGCCCGCCGCGTCAGTTCACTCTCGCCGGAACGGATCGCGTCGGCTGACGTCGGATTCGCTGTGGCGAAGCCGAGCATGTGTGGCGGCAGGCCAGTCAGGGCCGAGATGCGCTGGCAGTAGGAGTCGATGACCTTCGTGAACACGGACGGGTCGTAGGCGGTGAACTGACCAACCGTGGGGACATTGCCCTCAGCATCACGCTCCAGCGCGAGCACGCGGCCAAGGTAGGTTTCCCATGCCGTCTTCGGCGTCCCATCAGCAGCCTGGAATGACGCCTCATCGGCGCCAAGGATGTACCGCTGCGGCGCCGAGTAGAACTCGCCCGCAACCGCCAAACCCAGCATGGTCCGGCACGCCGCGTCTGTGATCGACATGATCTCCGGCGTGATCTCCGATGCGCCGTCACGGTTGTATGACCGAGGGCGGTTCGGGATGCGGACGATCATCGGCTGACCGAGCCTATGCAGGTCGCGGTCGGTGACGGTCCAGCCGCCGGCGGAGGCCACGAGCGAGATCGTCTGATCGGGCAGGTATAGCGTCGCCTGACGCGAACCTTCGAACCCGAACCGGCGCAACGCGGCGACGATCGTCCTGGTACGCGCATCCCACTCGACCGCGATGTCTAGGGGGGACTCAACTGTGATGAGCGGGGGTGTGTCTATGACGTTCCCGCCAGTCACTGGGGAGCCGACGCCGACGTACCCGACGCCGAAGACCAAGGCGTCCAGGTGGGTCAGTGGGTGCTCCGCGTCGAGGTCGTTCCCGAGCCAAATCTCCTGCAGGTCGTTGTCCACGTCGTTAGAGTCGGGGTAACGGAAGCCGTCAACGTTCAGGCGACGGTCGAGCGCGTCGACGGCCACCCGAGGCCACCCGACAGTGGTGTGAATATTCCTCATCTGCGGGGGGATGGAGATCCCGAGGTCCTGGATCTTGACCGAGCCGCGGTAGTACGCGTCCCGCAGTTGTAGCCCGTACCGCTTCGACTCCACCAGTGCCGTCAGGCGCGTGACCATGGACTGCTCGTCATCGGACAACTGCACCATCGGCAGGTTCAGCGACACGACAGAGGATGGCCCATAAGCCTTCACGCCGTAGGTCTGGTCTGCTTGGTCCATGTCGATGGACTGGCCGGTCTCACCTATGGGCATGGTCACTGGTTGTGCCCCTTCCCCGATTGGTTATGAGAGGACGATCACTCGGCCTTTGCCGGGCGTGCCCTTCTTGATGCTCAACAGGTAGATGCGTCGCAGCATCCGACCGCCGATCAGACAGACCGCGAGGTCGATCTTGTGGCGCGATTCACGGTTGTCCTTGCGGACTGACACGCCGTGTTTGCCCGGTGCGGCCTTCGCGTTCGTCAAGTGATCCTCGAGCCACGACGACGCCATGAATGTCACGATCGCGTTCGTCGGGTCCTTGTGCGCGTCGTTCAGTTCAGTCAGGCACTGCTCAGCGCCCTCGACGAACGTCTTCTGGTTGACCTCAAGGGCCATATCGAACGCCACCGCGTGCATCCGGTTACCGGACTTGACAGGCCAGCACTTGAAGCGCTTGCCGTACCGTTTCGACCACTCATCAACGAGAGGCCACCAGAACCGATTGTCTTCGTCCGCGTCGTCGTCCTTCAAGTGGCTCGGGTCGAACCAGAACGCCATCACCTTGTACTTCTCGACCGCAGCCTTGACTGCGAGGTCGACGGCGTCGCGGTTGACGATCTGCCCCTTCTTCGGCTGCTGCACGTGCAACACCTGGGCGTGACCGTCCGAGATCCGCACCGCCAAAAGGCCTGTCGCGTCGTCCGACTTCGACCCGTCCCCGAACAGGACAACCGCGTCGCCGGCGTCGACGCCGTAGTCACGCTTGCCTGCGGCAACGTCCTTCGGGTCGCACCATGCGTCCTCAGTCGCGTTGATCTGGTTGTACCACTTGCGCCGGCTCTCGTTGGCCGAGTTCGTGGGGTTCTTGATCGAGTTCAAGATGCGCCGAGTGTTCAGCCACACCGAGTCGCCACGGATCGCCTCAACCACTGACGGCGCATCCTCGACAGTCAGCGGAGCCTCAGGAGGAGCCTCCAGCGAGTCGTAAAGCATCCCGAACTCGACAGCCTTGGGCGGCTGACAGTCCAGACACGCAGGCCAGTCCGCAAGACTCGCGTGAGCCTTGCAGCGGGTGCCCACGGTGGCGTTGTACGCCTCACGGGCACGCTGCCCAACCGAGTCCTCGCCGTCGCGGTACGCATTGCAGATATCGAGCGATCGAGCCGCGCCCGTCGAGTCCTTCGCAAGGTTGCCCTCGATCGTCCCCGCCAGGGTGTGCCCGTCGTTGGCTTCGATCCAGTTCTGCGTCTCGTTGCGGATTACTCGCGTCGGACGCGGCCCCTCAATCGACAGCGCCGACGACGTCGACGCCTCAATGTGAGCCGTGTCGCCGCGAGCCCACACGTCGAGCTTGCCGACCTGGATCCCGTACTTCTGCTTCGTCTCGTGCGGGATGAGGACATTGAACAACGGCATCGTGTTCCGCTTGATCTGGTCCTGCGCCACACCGACGATCTGCACGTAAGCCTGCGGGGTCTGCTTCCCAACCGGAACGTCACCGCGCCAGTGGTCAAACACCGCATCTTCGGAGCAGATGTCCGTCGTGGACAACGCCACCGCGAGCGGGTCCTTGCCCCAACCCTTGAGCCGCTGCAGGACAGCTGTGGGATACAGAAACTCGCCAGTCTCAGGATCGAGAGCGTCCTGCCATAGGACGAACCGCGCCTGCTCAAGCGTGTACGTCCACAGTCCACCCTTGGGCGCCGACATGTTAAGGGTGGCCCAGGCGATGTTGCGCCAGCCCAGCGTCACCGCCGGCAGAACCCACCCGTTCTCGTACTGCCATGTCGGGCCGATCTTGACCGGCTCCCAGAGCAGACCTGTGGGCGGCGCCGCACGCTCTAACCGGTCCTCGTACTCCCTGATGATCGTGCGGTAGTCGGACTCGTCATCGGGGACCTGGGAGGCAGCGAGGCTACGCGCCACGACGGTAGTAGATGAGCCAAGACAAGATCAGACCCAATGCGATGCCGACTACGCCCGCCATGAACTGCCACACCAAGGCCACCATCACGCACCACGATCCGACCACTTTTTGACCGCGGCCGAACGATGCTGATTCATCGCAGGGACAGCCTCTTCGCCATCGGGCAACGCCAACTGCTTCAAGAACGCGGCACGAGACTTGCGATGCTTGTCCATCTCCGCGATCAGCGGGTGGATCACGAGCTGGCCCATGCTGCCCTTGGTCGTCATCGGGCTCTCAGCAGCGACCCACGCCTCAGTCAGCAAGGCGATCATGTCCGACGTCCGGCACACATCCTCGAGCACCGTGAACTCATCCGGGCGCAGCTTGTACGAGCCAGCGATAGTCGACCACTGGGCCTTGCCAGCCTTGCCAAGCCCTACGGGTGCTTTCGGTGCTGCCATGACGGTGACCTCCAGGGTCGGTGCGTGCCACCAGGGCACGATGAAACGGACGAGCGGTAGTCGGAGCGGTCGAAAAAACAGGCAGACGGCGCACGCAGGATCCGGCCTGCTAACCGAGTCGCACAGCACCCTTACCCGACCGGGGTGGGGTCCCCAGGGGGTCGGTT